TTACACTCTTATGGCTTTCTCTGGTGGTTTTGGTTTTATTATTCCTGCCGCTTATGTAGAATTACTTGGCCAATGGGGTATGTTGATTATGTCTGCATATTTTGGTGGCCGTAGTCTTGAGAAAATTATGGCAACACGGAGCAGAAAAAATGGGTCTAGTTAAAGAACAAGCTGCTTTTCTACTGGATGTTTGTAAATTAATTAATCATGCTACTGAGCGTGGCTATGTAATTACCGCAGGTGAGTTATACCGTACATTAGAGCAACAACAGATTTATCTGAAGACAGGTCGTAGTAAAACGCTAAACAGTAATCACTTGAAGCGGCTTGCTATTGACCTGAATTTTTTTGTTAATGGTAAATTAACTTGGGATAAAAAAGTATTAGCACCTATTGGAGAATACTGGGAAAGTCTTTCTCCAAAAAATAAATGGGGTGGTAACTTTAAATCTCTTGTTGATGTACCTCACTTTGAGCGAAATGTATGAGCACATCAGGCACAACAAATTTTAATGTAGATAGAAATCAGATTATTTCTGGAGCATTGCGTTTATGTGGTATTTTGGCCGAAGGTGAGACAGCTACCACTGAACAAATTAATAATGGTGCAGAAGCCCTTAATATGCTTGTTAAGCGATTGATGGCTGATGGAATGCCCCTATGGGCAATGAAACAATATTCAGTTGCTCTTGTAGCTGGGCAAAAAGAATATACCATTGGTATTGGTGAAGCTGTAAATACCGCAAAACCACTTCGTGTAATACAGGCATTTAATCATTCCATTACTGGGAATCTTGATATTCCCATGCGTATCGTTACTCGTGATGAGTATAACAAACTAGGAAATAAAACATCTTCTGGTAATCCCATTCAAATCTTTTATGAGCCATTAAATGATACAGGCAGACTGCATGTATTTCCGGTACCGGACAGTACATCAGCCAGTCAAAATGTGATTACGCTGGTTTATCAACGTCCGTTTGAGGACTTTGATTCTAGTACAGATACTCCTGACTTTCCTCAAGAATGGCTTGAAACTATTAAATACTTACTAGCTACTAGATTAGCTGGCGAATACCAAACACCTCTTTCTGTGCGGCAACAATTAATAAATGAAGCAATGGCATTAAAAGAAGCTTCCCTATCTATGGGTACAGAAGAGGGTAGTTTTTATTTTGGTGTTGATATAAGGGTTTAGTGAGAAACCAAATGGCTAGAACAGTTCAATCAGAAATTAAAAATGCTAGGTATACATTTGCTGGTGGTCTAGCTGCCCGAAGGACCTCTACAACAAAAGACCAACGCTTTGTAAATTTATACCAAGAAGTGTCAGATAAAGCATCTGGAACCACTTCTCTTGTGAAACGCCCTGGAATAGTCCAACATGATTCTTTAGGTGTAGCTGGAGAAGGCAGGGGGATTTTTGTATTTAGAAATCATATGTATGCTTTTGTTGGAGATACTTTATACAAAGATGGAACTTCGGTTCTTACATTAGGGACATCTACAGGAACGATTGGTTATACAGAGTGTACTTTTGAGGGTACTACTTATATGTTTTTTTGTGACGGAACTGGTGCATGGATTATTGACGATACCAGTACTCTTAGTCAATTACAAACCACTTATACAGCTTGGGCTGTTTCAACAGCATATACTTTAGGTGTTTACCGTAGGCCAACAACAGTTAATAATTTGTATTATGAAGTAACTACTGCAGGAACATCTAATTCAACAGAACCAGTTTGGCCTACTACCATTGGTACTACTGTAACAGATGGAACTGTTGTGTGGACTTGTAGGGGTTACTATGGTGGGTTTCCAAGCCCCCATATACCAACTCCTGTATATATGGATGGTTACATTGCTATTCCAAGAGCTAACTCTGCTGACATCTATACATGCAAAACAGACGATCCATTTTCATGGAACCCAGCAGACTATATAACATCTGAGATGTTTCCAGATAGTATTGTAGCGTTGGCTAGACAGAATAATCAGGTTGTTGCTTTTGGTGAATATGGTACTGAGTTTTTCTATAATAACGGACTTAACCAATTAACCGGAACACCTCTTGCTAGAAATGCAAATACATTTTTACAAGTAGGAACACCTTCTGCTTTTTCTATTGGACAAAGCGAACAAAATTGTTTTTTTATTGGCGTAAGTAAAACGGGCGGACGGGCTGTTTGGAAACTAGAGGGGTTTAATACAACAAAAGTTTCCACTCCTTCCATTGAACGTGTTTTAGACGAAGAAGGGTCTACCATTATTAACACTACGGGCTATTTAGCTCGTCTTGCTGGACACTTTTTCTATGTTGTATGCTTATCTACAAGAACCCTTGTTTATGACATTGAGCTTAACTTTTGGCATGAATGGACTACAACCACTCAATCCCCATTTACTTCCGGGCAGATAAATGGAGATGACTTAAACACACTTGTACTTAATGGTGGTGGTGTTTCTGGTATTTTTAATACAGCAGACTTTGTTTGGCGCTATGCAACAGATACATGTTCTTGTACTAATACAGGAGAATTGTACCTTTTACATAAATCAAATGGAACTATTGGTAAATTTAGTATAGATGCTTATACGGACATCGACTCAATTATTCGGTGTGAAATTAATACCCCTATTATTGATTTTGGTACTACTAATCGTAAATTTTTACAGCGTATTACTATGGTTGGTGACTTAGCTTCTAATGTAATTTTTGTTAGATGGTCTGATGATGACTACCAAACTTGGTCAAGTTTAAAATATTTAAGTATGTCTAATAGACCAGTTTTATTCAGACTAGGTTCTTTCCGTAGACGGGCCTTTAATATTTATTATACAGATAACTCTCCTTTGCGTATTAATGGAATAGATTTTATTTATTCTGAAAGTGACTTATAATGGGATATAAAATTCCTATGATTAAAAGTGACGGGGCGACGTTTTATTTAGAGCCATATACAACATATGTTTTTGTTCATTGTGATGTTGTAGATAATCCATCTAAAACTCTTATCAAAGATATGTTATCTAAATGGAAAAAGTTTAGGGAGGTAACTTGCGTGGATTTATATGCTTTACATACTCCTAAAAATAAAAATACACATAAACATTTCTTGTCTTTGTTTGGTTTTAAATTCTTAGAAAATAGGATTGCTAAAGATGGAAATCCTGTTGAACTTTGGATTAGTAGGAGTAACTTAAATGGTTAAAAATTATATTGGTATTCTTCGTCATCCCGGATTTAACGGTGACTTTGCAGATGATGTACTTGGGTTTGATCCAAATGGTGGTGGTATTTATGATATTCCTATTATTGGTGATGTTGCAGATGCAGTTGTCAATTCACCGCTTGGTAATGTAGTTGCTTATGCGTTTCCTATATCAGCACCATTTATCTATGGGGCCAAAGCAGCACAAAGTCTGGCTAGTGGAAATGAACTTGGTGCCTTGCTCAATGCAGTTGGAGCTTATAGTACTTATGCAAGTCCAACAGCAACCACGACAGCTACTGTAGGTGGAATGGACATTGCTGGAGTAAATGCAAATCTTGTTGCTGGTGTTGAGATGGCCAAAGCTGGTGGAGCCTCTTTGACTGATATTGCCAAGGTAATGGTTGGCATGGGCGATCAAGCTAAAGTTGCCGAGGTCTTAACTAATGCTGGTTATGATGCAGCAGAAGTTGCTACCGCTGTCAATAATGCTGGACAAGCTGCAATGGACACAACACTAACGGCTACAGATGCTCAAACTGCTATTGCTGCTATGAAAGATGCCGGAATGGATCCGACATTTATTCAAAGTCAAGCACAAAACTTTGTTGATGCTGGTATTATTGGACCAGAGTATATGGAGGCTTTGACTTATAGTGGACAAACTTTTCCTATAGATCAGCGTCCTGATGCCTATACTTTTGATCCTGATTACCAGGGCTTTGTCAATGATCAGGGTTTCTTAACCGATCAAGTTCCTTTTGGTGATGTCAGTTCAGCAGCAACAGACTTGAATTATTTTGGTGTACCAACTGACTCTACTGTAAATTGGTCAAATCAGATTGTTACGGATGCCGGCGGAGATGCA